AGAGTCATCTTCTCCATAAACTCTCATTATCTGCTAGGAAAGATTAGATTTAGTCTCAAAAGTCGGTTTATATATATGTCGACATTTGCTATATGCCCTAAGACATAACAAGACCTATCGGCGGGAACTAGCCCGCCTCTCTAGGAGTCAGGCAGAAGAAGGTTTGACCCCGCACTCGTTAAACTCGGTCGTATGTATGTATATATACTCACCCTAAATTTTTCTGTTATATCCCCCCTATATCCTTCTGACCTGCGATTATGTCGCCCAAAGGGCGACTTATAAAAATATTCTTCAACTATCTGTTCGGTTTTACGATTTGAACAGGTTATCTTATATGTATAGATATTTATATATCTATACGGAGCGTCGCTCCGCCTCTTGCGGGCTGCGCTCCGCTCTATATATAATATATATATAATATATATAGGGCATATAAGATTTAAGTGCCCATATTCTGACCGTTTATAGGTGGGCGTTTATAGTAGTTTTTAACGGAGGGTTTAATGGGACGTAAACCTGGGAAAGTTGACATCCCAAAGGGCGAGGCTATGGAGCGGGTGCTCCACCAACTGAGCCAAGGTTCCACCATCAAAGCCGCTATGGAGTCGGTCAACCGCAATGAGGTGACCTTCCGCCAATGGACAATGGGCGATGCTGACTTCAAGGCTAGAGCCGACAAGGCTCGCCTAGTAGGCAAAGGGGTCAAGGCTGACCTAGCCAACCTCAAGGAGATTTCCTTTGAGGAGTTCTCAACCGAGTTCTTAGATACCAAACTCTTCCCCCACCAACTTGACTGGATTGACCTGATTGAGGGTCGTGAGCCTAGATGGCTCCACCCAAGTATGACTTTTGAACAAGGGGCGCATAACCGAGTCCTGATTAACGTTCCCCCTGAGCACGCCAAGAGCACGGTACTGACCATCAACTACGTCACCTACCGAATTGCCACCAACCCCAACATCAGAATTATCCTGGTCTCCAAGACTCAGGGTATGGCTCGTAAATTCCTTTCAGCCATCAAGACTCGCTTAAGCCATCCGTCCTGGATTAAACTCCAGACCGCTTTCGGTCCTAATGGTGGATATAAAGCGGACTCGCCTACGTGGTCCGCCGATATGATTTATCTTGGTACAGGTCGAGACTCTGGAGAAAAAGACCCTACGGTTCAAGCCCTAGGCTTTGGTTCACAGATTTACGGTGCTCGAGCCGACCTGATTATCCTCGACGATGTCGTGATGAACTCCAATGCCCACGAGTGGGAGAAGCAAATTGAATGGCTTCAAAAAGAAGTTATCACGCGTTTGGGACGGCACGGGAAACTACTGATTGTAGGAACCCGTGTTGCTCCCGTTGACCTATACAAACAGATAAGGGACGGCTCTAACTGGACTGGTGGAAAATCGCCATTCACGTATATGGCTATGCCAGCGGTCCTCGAGTTTGATGAGAAGCCTGCAAACTGGAAAACACTGTGGGCTAAGACTGACCGCCCTGAGGGCGAGAATGATGAACCTGATGAACAAGGACTTTACCCCAAGTGGGATGGAGGCGCTCTCTTCACAAGAAGAAGCGAAGTTGCTCCCTCTGTATGGGCTATGGTCTATCAGCAAGAAGATGTCGTCGAAGACGCAATCTTTGCGCCAGCAGCAGTTGCAGGATGTGTCAACGGTATGCGAAAGCGCGGACCGCTTAAACCAGGTGCTGCAGGTCATCCACAATCCGTCGAGGGCTATACCGTTATAGGTCTTGACCCTGCGATGACGGGCAATACCGCCGCAGTGGTCACAACATACAACAAGGCTGACGGGATGATTTATATCCTTGACTGCGTCAATATGACAGACCCGACGCCGATGAAGATTCGATACCTGATTGAAGATTGGGTACAACGCTACAAACCACAAGAACTTAGAATTGAAATCAATGCCCACCAAAAAGCATACGCGCTCGACGACGACCTACGCAACTGGTTGTCAATGTACGGCTGCCAACTCAACTCTCACTTCACTGGTAAGAATAAGTGGGACACTAACTTTGGTGTGGCTTCTATGGCAAGCCTTTTCGGCTCTCTCAGAGATGGAAGATTCCAGGATAACAATTTAATAGAACTACCAAGCAATGAAGGTAGCGAAGGTCTTAAGGCTTTAGTACAGCAGTTGATTACGTGGAAGCCTGATACCAGAAACGCTACCGACTGCGTGATGGCTCTTTGGTTTGCCGTCATCCGTATACGCGAGATGATGCAACAAGGTACCTCCCAGCAACGTTGGGTGCAGAACCGTTGGGCAACAAGAGCACAGACATACCGCAGAACAAGTATTAATTTAGATGAAGCCTTTGCAGAGCAATGGCAAGATACATACGGATAGGAAACTATGGCACTATCAATCGAACAGATTAGCGCACGCGTTGAATCGCTACGCTATCGCGCTGCAGACAGGGATGCTCGCAACCTCGACGTCCTTGCTGTTCGTAAAGGGCAGATTTCTACCGTCTATCCTGATTTCTTTCCAGACGGAGTAGATGCCAATGTCGTTGCAAATTTTGTGGATATTGTGGCGCGAGACCTTTCAGAGGTTATGGCACCACTACCAGCGGTCAACTGCAACGCGGCGAATTCGGTTTCTGACCGTGCTCGCAAGTTCGCTGACACTCGCACTCGCATTGCCTCTAATTATTTTGCTCATTCAGATTTGGCTGTACAGATGTATCAAGGAGCAGACTGGTACTTAACATATGGATTCCTCCCCTTCATCATTGAAGTGGACGAGGAAGCAAAACTGCCACGCATCCGCCTAGAAAACCCAATAGGTGCTTACCCTGAGTTCGACCGCTATGGACGCTGCGTTGCTTTTGCAAAACGATACACAATGACACTCGGTGAACTTGTCTCACTATTTCCTGAATTCGAGTATGAGTTGCTTGGCAAACTTCGCTATGAGCAAGACTTAACTCAACAGGTTGAGATGATTCGCTACTACGACAAAGACCAATCAGTTGTATATCTACCCACAAAGAGCAACTTAGTTCTTTCAACTGCTAAGAATCCTTTGGGCAAGATGATGATTGTTTGTGCACGTAAGCCATCTGTCGATGGTGAAATGCGCGGTCAGTTCGATGACATCATTGGTATTCAGTTGCTTCGCAACCGTTTTGCTCTCCTTGCGATGGAAGCAGCAGAGAAATCTGTTCAGGCTCCTATCGTTCTTCCTAACGACGTACAAGAACTTATGCTTGGTGGCGATGCGATTATCCGCACAAGCCAGCCAGCGGGCGTTCGTCGTGTTGAACTTACATTGCCACAAGGCGCATTCACAGAGCAGACACTGCTCAATCAAGAAATGCGTGTCGGTGCACGTTATCCTGAGGGACGTACAGGAAACATTGACGCATCAATCGTCACAGGACAAGGTGTACAAGCGCTTATGGGCGCATTTGATACACAGGTTAAGTCCGCTCAAGCAATCTTTGCTAGCGCACTTCGTGACGTCATTCAGATTTGCTTTGAGGTAGACGAGAAGATTTTCCCAGAAGTCAAGACAATTCGTGGCGTTGACTCTGGTTCACCTTACGAAATTACATATAGCCCACGTAAAGATATCAAGGGCGACTACAGCGCTGATGTCCGTTACGGAATGCTCGCTGGTCTCAACCCAGCACAGGGTCTAATCTTTATGCTTCAGGCTCTTGGTGGAGGACTTATCTCCAAAGACCTTGCAATGCGTGAACTTCCATTCACTGTAAACGTCACACAAGAACTTGAGAAGATTGAAGTTGAGAATATGCGCCAAGCGTTGCTTGGTTCCTTGACTGCATATACTCAAGCAATTCCTGCTATGGCAACACAAGGCGGAGATGCTGGGGATGTTGTACGCAAGATTGCTGCAGTAATTAAGGCTCGCCAGAAAGGTGTAGCACTTGAGGATGCGATTGAAGAATCATTCGCACCTGCAGAGCAGGTTCCTTCTGCTGGTATGCCATCTGAAATGGTTGAGCAACCGTCCCCTGCTCCCTTAGGCGCACCAGCAGAAGGCGCTCTTCCTACGGCACCAGGACCAGAAGTAGCACCAGCGCCAGGAGCGCCAGACATTCTTAGTCTTTTATCAAGCCTTACAGGCGCAGGAGAAGCAAACGCAAGCGTAAGAACTATTCGACGACGATAATTTAGGAGGGGACAGTGACAACGATTATCGGAATTGAATATTCAGACCGCAGCGTACTTGTTGCTGACTCTCGTGTGACAGATGATGCAGGACGCATCTATGCACATAAAGCAATGAAGAAGATTTCTCAACGCGGCGCGTTGTTAATCGCTGGAGCAGGAGAAGTTGCTCCGTGTGACATAGCACAGAATATCTGGAACCCACCACAGTTTACAGCGAAAGACAAGAAAGATGTCTATCGCTATATGATTACCAAGGTAATGCCATCACTTCGCAAGTGTTTAACTGACAATGGCTACAACTTTGAAGAAGATAAGAAGGACGGAATGCGATTCCAGTTCCTTATCTCAGTTGGTGGTGAGATATTCGATATCGACGAAGACTTATCAGTAATGAAGTCTGACGATAATATTTATGCGATTGGTTCAGGTGGACCTTACGCATTGGGCGCACTTTACGCAGGAGCAGAACCAGAGATTGCTATGGATATAGCATCTAAGGTTAGCGCTTATTCAGCGCCTCCCTTCTATCAAGAAGTGCAGTACAAGTGAGTAAGTTTAACGAAGCAATCGATAGGGCAATGAGATTTCTTGCCGAAGAACTAGAAGATTCAGAGAGCCAAATCTGCACAGGATGGGTTCTTGTAAGCGAGTGGTCAGATTATGAGGGCACTCGATACCTAATGACAGATGTAAGTGACAATATGAACCCTTGGTTAGCCAAAGGTATGTTGCTTAGCGCTGAAGAATATTCATATACACCAGAGGAGAAGTGATGGTAAGCGGAGGATATCGCCCTACTGCGTCACAGAATAACCCAACGAGCGTATCTGCCACTGGTGGCAATGGTCAATCAGGAAAGTTTGTGGCTGAAAAGGTAGCAAAGGCTACGCAACTTCGCCCATCTGGATTTGCACAAGGAGAAAATACTGCTATGGCACAACAGATTAGCGAAGGTGGCAACGTACCTACAACAGCAAGCGCTGCTAATCCAGCATCACAGTTGCCACAGCCAGGTATGGGCGAGGGTATGGCAGAGTTGTTAGGTGCTATTGAGCCACTTGATTCAGAGCCAACAGAGTTTAGACCAATTTCAGATGGTGTTGATTTTGGAGATGGACGTGGAAGTGAAGCACTTCCTGCTAGCCTCAACCCAGATAATCGACAGATTGAGAATACAGAATTAGTTCGACGATACCTTCCAGACTTACTCAACGCAGCACGTATGCCAGGGGCACCAGACTCGTATAAGAGAATGATTAACTCCTTAATGCGGGAGTTAATGTAATGCAATGGATGGAGAATACATTCTTCGACCACTTAGATAAGTTTGGTAACTCTTTAGGTTACGAAAACTTTGGCATTGCATTTATGTTGTCGATGGTTCCTTGGGAAAGTCCAACGGATAGAGATAATTTTATTAGAGACATTACAGGTCAGGACGTTAAAGGCGGAGAACCTTCTAACTTTAACCCAGAGTATTTGGAGTTCTAAATGGCTTTTTGGGATAATTTTAAGAAGGCTTTAGGTGGCGATAAAAAAGCCGCACAAAAAGTCGTAGATACTCTTTCTCCAATTGAGATTCTTAAGCGTAGTGCTCAAAAGAATGTTAAGACAGCCCTTGCTGTTGGTAAAAAAGTAGCAGATGTTGCTGACCCAGTATTAGAACCAGCAGGTAAAGTCTTAAGTTTCTTAGGTAAAGGTGCAACTGCACCATTCCAAGCCTTTGGCATTACTCCAGGTGCAGGTCCTGGCGGTGGAGTACTTAAGGCTGGAGCACAAATCGGTGTTACTCGTGAAGCAGCAAAGGTTGCACAGCAAACAGGTACAGACTTAAACGACCTTCTTAAGGACGGTATGGTTGAGTATGCTGCACAGACCGCAGCAGAAGCAGCGATTCCAGTTGACCCGCTATTGCAGGTATCGGCTCAGTTAGAAGAAAAGGTTCTTAGCCCTTACATCAAGCGCCCTATCTCTACAGTTGCATTATTAACTGACCCAGAAAGCCCACTATTTGAAGATGATGCTTATGGCAAAGGCTTGCAACTTAGTGACATTCAGACCGCATATCAGCGCACTGGCAACAAATATGAGACTATTGATGGACAGAAAGTTCTTGTTAGTCCAGGTGTCTCTTTAGGTGTAGCCCTAACTAAGTCTTATCTAAACCCATTCCACGTTACTGGTATATCTGATGCCATCCTAGAAGATGGTGGTATTGATATTGACCGTGTCAATCTATGGGATGATGAAGATGTACAAAAGAACTTTGTTGATAACACAACAGGTCGTTGGCTAACAGGCTTTACTGACTTCTTGGTGGGTAATGCTGCAGTAGTCGGCGCAGGTTCTTTGTCAGTTTCAGCACTTAAGGCATCAGCCCGTGCTGCTGGATTGAGCAATAAGATAAATGTTTATGATGTAGATGCTATCTCTAAGTTAGAGAGACTAGCAGATGACCACATCTCTGGTAGAGAACAGACTGTATTCGGTACAGATATTGTCAATCTAGCCAACACTACAGACATTGTAACTATCAATAGAATCCTAAAGCCACACTCAAACAACCCTCGTTTGGCTACATTGGTCAAAGATACTAACGACCCTAACTTTGTTCGTGACCTACTGCTAGCCGATAAGGGCTATGGTCCAGCAATCGAGCGCCTTGCTGGCGCAAGAAAGATGGATGATGTCTGGTATCTATCTAATGCTGCAGATGAAATTACTAACGATTACCTAAACACTGGTCAGTATCGTTCATATAACCAGCAGGCTAAAGAGCGCTGGAGCCAAGCATTTGATGATGCTATTGCAAAGAACCCTGAGACCAGAGACATCTTTGATGCGTTTATGCGCGATGAGTATGACATTCAATCAGGACAGTTCTTACCTGAACCGCGTATGATGGGTACAACCTACAGACCTATTGAGCCTGTAATTCCTTTGCTTAACACACCAGTTGGACGTGGTGCTGTAGCAAAGATTCGTGAGACAAAGCAGAAGTTTGATGTCGGTACTCAGGTTCGTGACTATAGTGAAGTAGGCGGAATCGTCCAGCAGGTTATCGGTGGTGGTGCAAGAGGCAAGGCTGCCACAGTTCTAATGCACTTTACTGGTAGCAAACTACCTCGTGGAATCATTACTCATTCTGGTCTACGCCCAGGCGATGCTGTTGAAGAAATCAATGCCTGGTTAGATGACATTCCTTTGTTCCGTCGTGGTCAGAATACTGTAAATCTGGCTGATGGAACCGTAGTAACTGCCGCTGAGTATCGTCGTAATCTAATTGACCAGGCTCTTATGCAGAAGACTGATGGTGCTCGTGCTGCTTTCTTTGAGAAGATGAGCGACGATGTAGCCATTGATACCTTGAATACTATGGGTCTAAGCCGCGTTCAGACTAGAGCATTCGTAGATGAGTTCAGCGCAAGTATGCGTCAGTATCACGGAGACTTAAAGCGTGACTCATTTGCTATGGACCCAAGCGGTTACAAACTTGTAATCAACCCTCAGACCCAACGTCAGTTGGCTAACGCCACTCCATTGATTCCAATGGGCGCAATTGTCCGTGAGGCTGCAAGAGTTTCTGGCACAATCAACCTAAAACAAAATAGGTTCACTGCTGGTGGTCGTAATGTATTTGAGTTCGGTAACAAGATATTCTCATTTGCACAACTTGTACGCCCTGCTTATATTCCAAAGAACTCTATCTTTGAACCACTAAGCGCAGCGACTATGTCACTTGGCTCACAGTTCATCTTTGATTCTGCACAGACATTTGCCAAGAACGCCATATTCAATAACAAGAATCGTTTCTTTGCTGCAGTCGATAAGGCTAACATCAAAGATACTATGCGTAAGAAAGCCCTCAAAGAAGAGTACGAAATGTACACTCAGCAAATTGAGAAGGCAATCGATATTGCTGACTACAATGTTGCTGAATGGGTTGAGTTCTTTGTTAATACTGGCAAGCGCTCCCCTGTAACTCGCGCTGATAACCTAGAGACTGTCAAGCATAACCTACGTGCAGCAGAGCGTTTACTGGCTAACCTAGAGGAAAAGGCTCGTACCCGCGCTCGTGAATTCAATACTGTGCGCGAAGAGGTTCCAACTCTGTATGGTCTAGTTCGTAGAACTATGTATCTTAAGTCGTTAAATGACCCTAAGTTGGCTGGCGATATTAGTGCTGCAGAACTCGCTATCACAAGAGCAGCAGGTGACATCAACACCTTAGCACCTGACCTAAACAAACTAAACCTTTCAATCAAAAAGGCTTATGATGATATTGACAAAATCCTTGTTGATATGGGTCCATCACGTAAGAATGCTGCAGATGAGTGGTCAGTTGCTGATAGCCGTCGTATCCGTCGCAGAGGTCGTCAAGAAGAAGTTGGTTATGTCCTGCCTAATGGTCAGACAATCAACATCCCTCGCCTTGAGAGTGAGAACCATCTAGGTACTTCTTACAAGGCTGAAATCTCTAACCGTCACACACGTGAGATTGAACTTCTTGGAGATAAGTCTTTTGCTAGCCGCACAGGAATGCTAGGTCGTAAGACAGCAGACCGCGTCACCCCTGTATATGACCCTCTATACTTTGATGAGTTAGCCTATGTAGTTAACAACTATATGCGTGGCGATATACTGATTGACCAGATTCTTTCTGGTCGCAGTCGTAATGACATCATTGCAACCTGGGGTGTTAAGCGTGGTGGCAAGACATACGCTGAAGAATTTGGACGCGATGCCTCTGAAATCATCGATATGATTGATGACCAGATTGCATATGTCAATCGTTACCTACCGACACTAGAAGCCAAGGCTGCTGCTGCAGCGGGCGAAGTTCGTGGTAATCAGATGGCTCAACTTCTTGGTGATAAACTAGAGAGACTGACCCCTATCAATCCGCTTGATAACCAGTACTCAATGTCAATCGCTGACAATAAGAACTTTATGGAGGCTTTTGATAGAGCCACATCCGCAGCCTGGGCTAAGTTAGGTGCACCTGAAAATGCAATCCGTTGGGCTTGGGGTAGCGTAGAGTTCCGTAATCGTACAATAGATAAACTGAACTTGCTTGCTTCTCAGGGCTATGAGATTACAACGGGCACAGTAAACTCAGTACGCAGAGCAGCAGCGACCGAAATGGTGCAAGAGGCTGAGAAGACGTTCTATTCGGTACGTCGTCAGAACAGAGCGGTGTTTGCAGCAAGAACTATATTCTCGTTCCCAGCAGCATCACTAAGCGGTTTGTATCGTTACACCCGATTTGCTGCCAAGTCACCAGCACGTATGGCTGGATTCCTTAACTCTTACTATGGAGTTTACAATTCATTTGGTGTCGATAAGTTCGGCAATCCTGTTGAAGACCCACTAGATGCAGAGTTCTTGATTGTTCCAGGAACTAAAGAACTTGGTCTAAATGACGGCGAGGGCATAAAAGTTAACACCCGTGCTGTAAACTTCATCGCTAACTTTGCTGGACCTGCTTATGCAATTCCACTTAAAGTTGGCGCACTTGTAAGTTTCAAGCCTGAAGCAAGCACAATGGTTCGTGAAGCAATTGACAAGACCTTCGGCAAGATTCCTGGCTACACATATGAGGACCTATTCCCGTTTGGCGTTAACCCTGATATAGGTGATGCTGCAATTAGAACCTTCACCCCAGCCTGGGGAAGAAACGCATTGCTATGGCTAACAGGCGATATTGGTGATAGAGAGTGGCTAAACACCTACGCATCTGAGTGGAACTACCAGATGGCTCTGTACGAAATGGGTATCGGCAAGAAGCCTACTGAGAAACTTGTTGCAAAGCAGACAAGCAAGAAGTATAGAGAAAAGTTCTTGTGGCAGTTCGCATCACCTCTAGGCTCACCAGCGGTAATCGATATGCGTCCAGACAGCATTTTCTCAACATACTACCGAGCAGCCTATGACAAATATTTGGCTCAAGGTATGCCAGATGAAGCAGCAAGTAATGCTGCAATGGCTGACCTAAATGAGCGAGCAGCCGTACTAGGTGCAACTAATAAATTCAATAAAGAGCGTTTATATTTTGGCGCAAGAATAAAACCTAGGGCAGCATACATTGTTCCTACCGTTGAAGGTTATAGCCGAGTCTGGGAAGAGAACGCTGGGCTTGCAAAGAAACTTGGAGAGTTTGATAAGAACCTAGTCGGTCTTATGACTGCAGACCTTGTTGGCTCTGAATCTGACCCTAACATCAGCCGTATTCTTAATAAGCCTGGTACAAGACTTCCTGATGGAACTACATTGAATTTACCCTTGAACTCAATCAAGGACGTAGAGAACGACATTGAAGTAGGTCGGGTATGGAAGTTGTACGTAGACCGCAAGAATTTGCTAAATGAAATGGCTAAAGACAAAGATTATGCAAGTTATGCTTCTGTTCCTGAACTGCGTGAATTGTTAAAGCAATATGCAGAAGAACTATCTGCAGCCAGCCCTGCTTGGGGCAGAGTCTATAAGAATCGAGTTAGCCAGGACAGTGCATACAAGTATGCCTGGGGATTGACTCAGATTCTAAAAGATAAGAAGTTTATGGAACAACACGGCAATAGTCAGTTCTGGGTTCACGCAAGAGCGATGATGAAGTTCAGAGATGACTACGCAAAACTATATAAAGATGCCCCGTCAGGATATAAATCAATGGTGCAAAACGCTTGGACCAATTATGTGGAATCAGTAATTGACGTTATTGACCCAAACCTGGCAGACATCTTTGACAGATATTTCTTGAGTGACAAACTTACGGAGGTAGGAAATGAGTAGATATAGACAGGGTCCAAAAACTGGGACAACTACCTCTACTAAAGTTAAAACTGTTACCGAACTTGAGCAAGAAGCAAATCAAAATTTGCAAGAAATCAAGGATATGTTTGGTAATAAGGGAAGCAAGAAGACCATTAACTATATCTGGATGCCAGATAAGAATGGAAACCTTGTCAAGAAAGATGCTGCTTTTGTCAAGAGGAGTTTCTCTAAGTTATCTGAGAGAGCACAGACTGCCCTAGCCCAGTACATCATTACGGTTCAGAACCGTCAACCTACCGACGCTGCTCGTAAGACTCTTTTCAACAGCATTGTTGATGGAGCGGTAGCAGCATACAAAGAGGGCAAGAAGCAGACCCCCTGGAATGTACTAGAGACACAACTTCAAAATGCCCCTAGACAAACCAATGCAACTTACACCTATACCAACTATGACAAGGTTACCTCTGATGCAATCCTCAGTGGAGTAGCACAGGAACTTGGCTTTACTCAAGGAGCCTTCGC